GTAGATACTTCTGTTTCAACGCCGGTTACTGCAAGTTCCGGTGTTGCCTTTGTAGTAGGGGCAGCCCCTATACATACTGTAGACGGCAAAATCAATGAGCCTATCATGTGCATGACTTACGGTGAGGCCGTAAGTGCATTAGGCTATAGTTCAGATTGGGAGAAATATCCCTTATGTGAGGTTATATACTCGCAATTTAAGCTTTACGGGGTAGCTCCTGTTATTTTTGTAAATGTGCTTGATCCAACAAAGCATAAAACCACTGTTGTGGCTACGGACTTTACAGTTAATGACAATAAGGTGTTATTACCGTTGGAAGCCCTTCTTGCTACAGTAAGTGTTCAAAACTATACCAAAGGTACGGATTTTGAATTATTTTATGAAGGGGATAATCTCATTCTTGAAATACTGGATACCGGGACTATACCGGAGGGCACTGAGAAGCTTTCTGTAGGCTTTGATAAGGTTGACCCGTCTAAGCTTACCGAAAGTGATATTATCGGCGGTTTTAATACTACCACAAAGAAATATTCCGGGCTTGAATTAATAGATGCAGTATTCCCTAAATATGGTCTTGTGGCAGATTTAATCCTTGCGCCGGGTTGGTCAAGCCGTCCTGCTGTAGCGGCGATTATGGGCGCAAAGGCACAGGGAATTAACGGCGTATTTGAGGGCAAAGCCCTTATTGATGTTGATACCGATACCGTAAGGCATTATGCTGATGTGCCGCAATGGAAAAAGGACAATAATATTAATTCCAAGTACCAACTATTACTTTATCCGAAGGTAAAACTTGGAGACGATATATTTCATCTATCTGTACAGGCAGCGGGACGAATGGGCCAGACTGATTCAGACAATGACAACTGCCCTGCTGAATCTCCTTCAAACAAGTCTTTGCAAATGGCAAGTGCTGTACTTTCAGACGGAACAGAAATATTGCTTGACTTACAGCAGGCAAACTATCTTAATTCCAACGGTATTGTAACAACCCTTAATTTTATAGGGGGCTACGTATTATGGGGAAATGAAACGGCGTGTTTCCCTGCTGATACGGACGTGAAAAATTATTTTATACCTGTATCCCGTATGTTTGGTTGGGTTGCTAACTCCCTTATCCTTACCTATTGGAGTAAGGTCGACAAAAAAATGACAAGGCGATTAATTGACAGTATAACAGATTCTATAAATATATGGCTTAACGGGCTTGTTTCGGAAGAAAAACTTCTCGGTGGGCGTGTAGAGTTCCGAGAAGAAGAAAACAGCCTTGTTTCCCTGATGGCGGGTAAGGCTGTTTTTCATATTTATTTAACGCCGCCAAGTCCTGCGAAAGAACTTAATTTCACATTAGAGTATGACGTGAATTATGTTCAAGAAGCTTTAATGTCATAAACTTTGAAGGAAAGGAGAATTTAATATGAAAGTAGATAACGGTACTATAAACTTTGCTATTTACGAAGATAGCACAGAGTTTTATGGCATGGCAGAAGTAACGCTTCCTGAAATTAGCCATATTACAGAAGAAATAAAGGGAGCGGGAATAGCCGGAGCTTTTAATAGTGGTTATATCGGTCACTTAGAGGCTATGACGCTTACCCTGAATTTTCGTTCGGTTACGAAAGATGCAATTAAACTCCAAGAGCCACGGAATCATCAACTTGATTTAAGAGCGGCACAGCAATACCGTGACAATACAACAGGCACTTATGAAAAGCAAAATGTTAAGCATATTATTATTGCTTCACCTACAAAATTTACGCCGGGGAAGGTTGCACCGGCAAGCCCGGCAGAAGCGTCTGGGGAATTTAGCGTCACCTATTTTGCTACGTTTCTTGACGGCAAAAAAATGCTGGAAGTAGATATTCTGAATTTTATTTACTTTGTAAATGGGACGGATTATCTCGCAGACGTAAGAAAAGCTTTAGGTAAATAAATAAAAAATGATTATAGCCAGCGGTATGAAGCCGTTGGCTTTTAAATTTATAGGAGGAAATTATCATGGAGTATAACAAAGAAGAATTTGTAAGAGATATGGCAGCAAGTTTCAACACGGGAGAAAGAGAAACGTCAGAAGAAATAGAAAATAAGGAAATAATACCAGAAGAGAATCAGGAAGAAACAGGCTCTTATATTCATAAATTCAAAAAGCCCTTTGAATATGAGGGGAAAATTTATACTGAAATTGAATTTGATTTTGAGCGCCTTACAGGTAAAGACATGATAGCCATTGACCGAGAGATTCAGGCTAATAATGAATATGTTTTAGCGGCAGAGCTTTCAAAAAGCTTTCAATGTAAAATGGCGGCAAAGGCGGCAAAAACAAAAATCGGCAGTGATGTAATAGAGGCAATGCCTCTTTTTGATTTTAATAAAATTACCAATGCGGCAAGGGCTTTTTTGCTCAATACGGGCTACTAAATAGCCCTGCAACATGGTTTAGACGCGAAAGCTTCAAGATTGCCCAAAATACTTATACCCCTATTCCTTTTTGGCTTGATATGAGTATCCCGGAAATTATACTTTGGATAAAAGATATCAATGAAGTCATTAAAGAAGAGGAAGCCCGCAAAAAAAGGGGGTGACTAATTGGCAGGAAGAAAAGAATATGAATTGCTCTTTAAGCTAAAGGCGGCTTTGGGTTCGGGATTTGCAAGTGCTTTTAAATCAGCAAATAATTCTACGAAAGAATTGCAGGGCACTTTAAAGAACCTGAATTCCCTTCAGGGAAAGGTTGATGGTTATAAAAAGCAAAATGATGCTTTAGAAAGTAACCGGAAGAAGTTGGAGCAACTTCAAAGTGAGTATAAGGCATTACAGCATGAAGAAAAGGTCAGCGGAACTGTTTCAAATGACTTAGCTTCCAGGTACAAGAAAAATCAGCAGGAAGTATGGAAAACAGGCTTTGCCATTCAGGACCAAAAAGAAAAATTGGAGTCCCTTGGAAGTGAGCTTAAAAAAGCCGGACTTAATACGGATAACTTAAGTCAAGAAAATGAAAAGCTTAAGAAAAGCTATGATAAAGTAAAGCAAAGTCAAGAAGAACTTTCTAATGCAACTAAAGCACAAAAGAAAAATTCAGAGGCTTTGGCGAATACTAGAAGAAGCATGTTAAAAACAATAGGGGTAGCTACGGCCCTTGCCACAGCCCTTTATACTGGGCCGATACAAAGCAGTATAGAATTCGAAAGTGCTTTTGCAGGCGTGAGCAAAACCGTTGAAGCATCAGTAGACGAACTATCCGAAATAAAAAACGGTATAAGAGAAATGGCAACGGAAATTCCCGCATCAGTTGTTGAAATTTCAGCCGTAGCAGAAGCGGCAGGACAGTTAGGCATACATACGCCTAATATACTAAAATTTACCCGTGTTATGGCTGATTTAGGTGTTGCTACAAACCTTACAGGAGATGAAGCCGCCACTACTTTGGCAAAGTTTGCGAATATCACAGGAATGGACCAAAATAATTTTGATAAACTTGGCTCCACTATTGTTGCTCTAGGAAATAATCTAGCGACAACGGAAGCAGATATTGCGGCTATGGCTTTAAGATTGGCAGGAGCCGGTAGCCAAATAGGGCTTTCAGAAGCACAAATATTTTCTTTTGCCGGGGCATTATCCAGCGTTGGCATTGAAGCGGAAGCGGGTGGTACTGCTTTTTCTAAAGTCATGAAAATGATGCAGTTAGCCGTTGAAACGGGAAATGGTGATTTAGCAGAATTTGCGAAGGTCAGCGGCTTGACGGCAAAAGAATTTAAGGAATCCTTTCAAAAAGATGCGGCAAATGCAATGATAAGCTTTATTACTGGTTTGGGAAAATCCAGTGAAAGAGGGCTTTCAGCTATAAAAGTGCTTGATGATATGGAAATATCAGAAGCACGTATGAGTGACGCTCTTTTAAGAGCATCACAGGCAAGCAGTGTTTTTACAGATGCTATGGCATTAGGAAATGAAGCTTGGATTGATAATAAGGCTCTTACGAATGAGGCAAACCAGAGATATGCCACAACAGAAAGTGCTATCACGATGTTGAAAAATGCCATAAATGATATCGGCATTTCTTTAGGGGATATTTTTCTTCCAAAGTTAGCAGAAACGGCAAAAAGTGTATCAGAGGTTGCCCGTAGATTTTCAGAATATGCGAAGGAAAACGGTGACACAGTTATAACAGTTATAAAAGTAACGGCGGGGATACTTGCTGCTAAAATGGCATTTCTTTCTATTAAAGCTACTGTTTTGTCCGTAATAGGGGTTGTAAAAACCGTTAAAGCTATAATGACAGCTTATCAGCTTACACAAGCGGCAATGGCAGCGGGTACCGGCGTATGGGCGGCGGTATCAGCGGCATCAGTAACGCCGACAGCGGCATTAGGAGCGGCAATGGCAACCGTAACATGGCCAGTGCTAGCGGTGGTTGCTGCTATAGCAGCGGCTATTGCAATTGTTGTTCTTCTTATAAAACATTGGGATAAGGTAAAAGAAGTTGCAGTAACTGTATGGGAAA